ATTAAGAGCATCAATATCAGATAGATTAGGTCATGTTCTTATGTGTGGAACTCCAAAAGGTTATGGTAATTGGAGTTATGAAATGTATTTAAAAGGAAAGCAAGATGATGATTGGGAGTCTTTTCAATATACTACTATTGATGGTGGTATGGTCACTAAAGAAGAAATAGAACAAGCTAAACAAGACATAGATATTAGAACATTTAGACAAGAGTTTGAGGGTACATTTGAAAATTATGCTGGTGCAGTTTATTACAACTTCCACCCAGTTGATAATGTAGTTAAAAAACAAATAGATTGGACTAAACCTTTACATATAGGAATGGACTTTAACGTTGACCCAATGTCAGCTTGTGTAGGACAGATTGAAAAAGATAAAGTTTATTTTGTAGATGAAGTTATTATTTATGGCTCTAATACTGATGAAATGGTGCAAGAAATACGAGATAGATATGGAACTAAAATGCAAATATTTATATATCCTGACCCAGCTTCTAAACAAAGAAAAACATCTGCTGGTGGACGTACTGATTTATCAATATTACAAAATGCTGGATTTAAAGTTAAGGTAAAACATAAACACCCAGCAATACGAGATAGGGTCAATGCAGTTAATAGTAGGCTTAAAGATTCTAATGGCGAAAGACATATTTTTGTTTCACAATCTTGCAAAACATTGATAAAAGGTTTACAAAGACAAATATACAAGGAGAATACAAATATTCCTGACAAGGAAGATGGATTCGATCATATGAATGACGCACTTGGTTATATGATTGATTATTTAAAACCATTAACTACACAGGCTAATTTTTCTTCTCCAACAAGATGGACAATAAAGTAAATTATGGCATACACACGAGATCAAGCAATAGCAACCCACAAAGACTATCAAGAAACAGTTAATAATTGGGAATACTATATCAGATCGTATAATGGTGGTTATGACTATATGATTGGTCAATATCTTAATAGATATAATTTAGAATTAGATAACGAATTTAATCAAAGACTTGCAAATACTCCTTGTGATAATCATTGTAAAAATATTATTCAAATCTATTCATCGTTTTTATTTAGAGTTAGACCAAGCAGAGATTTTGGTTCTTTAGCAGATGAACCTAGTTTAGAATCATTCTTAAAAGACGCAGACCTAGAGGGAAACAATTTAAACTCTGTAATTAAACAAGCACAAAACTACGCATCAATTTATGGTCATTGTTTTATGATTTTAGATAAACCTAAAGTCACAACAAACACAAGAGCAGAAGAATTAGAACAAGACATAAGACCTTATCTATCAATCGTCACACCTGAAAATGTTTTAGATTGGAATTTTGAAAGACAATTAAATGGTAAGTATGAATTAAACTATTTAAAGATTAGAGAAGAAGTAGATAAACAAGGTGGAACATATATGCGACTTTGGTATCCTGACAGAATTGATACTGTCTATATGCCAAACAGAGAAGAACCGAAATTGATAGATACTGCCGATAACCTGATTGGCAAAATACCAGCAGTTATTTTATACAATGCTAAATCTCACAAACGTGGCATTGGTCAATCAGACTTAACTGATATAGCTGACTTACAAAAATCTATCTACAACGAATATTCCGAAATGGAACAATTAATAAGATTAACTAACCACCCATCATTAGTAAAAACTCCAAGTGTAAATGCAAGTGCTGGTGCTGGTGCAGTAATAGAAATGCCTGATGAATTAGAACCAAATCTAAAACCATATTTACTACAACCATCTGGCCAAAACTTAACTGCAATAATGGACTCAATAAATAACAAGGTAGAATCTATAAATAGAATTGCACACACAGGGGCAGTAAGAACTACTAAACAAGCAGTATCATCTGGTATAGCTTTACAAACAGAATTTGAATTATTAAATGCAAGATTATCAGAAAAAGCAGATAACTTACAAATAGCTGAAGAACAATTATTTAGATTATATGCATTATTCCAAAATGCTACTTTTGATGGCGAAATAAATTACCCAGACTCATTTAACATTAGAGATTATGCTTCTGATTTAATTTACTTCCAACAAGCAAAAGCTATGAGTATTGGCTCTCCTACATTTAGCAAAGAAGTTGATAAAGAGATTGCTAGAGCAGTTGTAGATGATGATGCTAAATTAAATATTATTTTTGAAGAAATAGATGCAAAATCTGAAGTTGGAGAGTTCACACAAGATGAGCCACAACAAGAAGATCAAGAAGTAGAGCAAGAGCAGATTTAATGAATGTCAGATATAGTCAAAGATGCAACACTTTATAGAATTAAGCAAATAGAACTTGCTGAAGCAGAATATTACAAATCATTAATAGCAACATTAGACAGAATAGAACGAGAGGTCGTATCTTTAGCTGGAAGACTCCCAACACAAGATGGTAAATTAATAGAACTACAATCAGCTATTGCTATAAGACCGAGAATAAAATTTATTTTAGAAAGAGAATATTTAGATTGGTCAGATACAGTTGTAAGAGAGGGTTTTAATAAACAAGCTAAAAGAATTGAAAAAGCATTTAAAAGAATTGGTAATATACCACCAGAGTTTCAAGAACTTACTAAAGGAGATTTAGCTTTAGTTCAAAATCTTAAACAACAATATTTTACGCAGTTTAAAGATGTATCAAATACTTTTACAAGAAGATTATCAGAAAAGGTGTACCAGAATACATTAGTTGGAAGCGATTTTGCAACCCTAGAAAAAGAATTAAGACAAACAATAAATGGCATCTATGCTAGTTCAGATGACCCAGAAATTCAACGACTAATAAATTATATAAATGAAAATAAATTTAAAAAATCTAAACAAGCAGAGGTTGATAAATCAATACAAACTTTACAATCTAAATTTGCAAGAGATCGTGCTGGAGAAAACATGAAAAGATATGCTGGTCAAATATTAAATGATTCTTTGCGTGATTTTGATGCAACATTAAACTTCAATAAGTCACAAGATGCTGGACTTACTTTTGTTAAATATTATGGAGATGTAATTCCAACAACTAGGGAAATTTGCAGAAATATGATTAGTGGTGTATATAACAAGAGGAAAAGTGGACTTTTCACAGTTGATGAAGTCAGAAAACTGTGGGCAAGTAGAAGTTGGTCAGGCAAAAAAGCTGGAGACCCTTTAGTTGTTCGTGGTGGTTATAATTGTCGTCATCAATGGTCTTATGTCAATCCTGATTGGTATGACAGTAAAGGCGAACTAATAATATAATAGGAGAAAATAATGTCCGAAGAAACAAAGGCAGTTGCACCTGAAACGCAACAAAATGAAACTAATGAAGAAGTAAAAGTAGATGCACCAAAACAAAATACTTTTACACAAGAACAATTAGACAACATAATCAAATCAAGACTTGAAGCAGAACAAAGAAAGTACGAGAAAAAACTTCAAGAAGAAGAAACTAGAAAAGCTGAACTTTTAAAAGAACAACAATTAAAAGAAGCTAAATCTAAATCTGAAATCGAAAAGATTATGCAAGAAAGAATAAAAGAAAAAGAAGAAGAAGTATTGAGATATAAAACTCAAATTAAAAAAGAAAAAGTAGATAATTCAATACTTTCTATTGCATCTTCTAACAATGCCATTAACCCAAGTCAGGTTGTTGCTCTGTTAAAAGAGGAAGTTAAATATAATGATGATGGTCGTATAGAAGTAGTTGATAATCATTCTAATGTACGATATAACTCAAAAGGAGAACTTTTAACTCTTGAAGATCGAGTCAAAGAGTTTTTAGATAGCAACCCACACTTCCGAAAAGGGTCTGTGTCTGGTTCAGGAAGCCAGAGTGCTATTGGTGGCAAAACTGTTAAACCCTTTAACTTACAGGACTTGGACTTATCGAAACCAGAAGATCGTCAAGCCTATGCAGAATATAGGAAGAAGCGAGATTCAGGTGCGATACAAATTAACTTAAACAAATAAAGGTAAACTAAAATGGCAAACGAAAGTACATCGTCAACACTCTCGGAACTATACACAGAGATTGTTGCAGAAGCTCAATTTGTAGCTTCAGAAAAATCCATCATGAGAAACCTAGTTAAAAACTATGCGATCTCTGGTGGTGGTAAAGCAGTTGAAGTTCCTGTATATGCTAACGTATCAGCGGCGGCAGTATCAGAAGCAACTGACTTATCAAACACTGCTATCAACCCTACTTCAGTGACTATCACTGCAAGTGAAGTTGGTGTAATGACTACTCTTACAGATTTAGCAAGAAATTCAGCACCTAGAAATGTTGCTGGAGACATTGGTAAATTATTCGGAGAAGCATTAGCAAGAAAACAAGATGCAGACTTAACTGCATTATTCGATGGTTTCTCAACTGCTTTAGGAGATGGAACTGGTGCTATATCATCAGCAGTAATCTTCAATGCACTTTCAACTTTAAGAGAAAATGCTCTTAACATTGACGAGTGTGCAGTTGTGCTACACCCTAAAATCGCTTACGACCTAAAAGCTAACTTGACAAATACTTTTGCAAACGCAAATGCAAATGATTTAGCAAACGAAGCTTTAAGATCAGGTTTTGTAGGTAGATTAGCTGGTATGCCAATCTTTGAAACTTCAAATATTGCTAACACTGGTAATGCTGGAGACTACAAAGGTGGTGCTATGCACAGAGATGCTCTTGCAATCGCTATGATGGAAGATGTAAAAATCGAAACTCAAAGAGATGCTTCATTAAGAGCAGACGAGATTGTAGCTACATCAGTATATGGTGTTGGAGAAATCCATGACTCATATGGTGTAGAATTACACTACGATTCATCAATCCAATAATAATTGGATACTTTGTGAGGGTGGGAAACTGCCCTCACTTCATAACTAGGAGAACTTATGGTAAAAATTATAGAAACGAAATCAGATACAATTAAACTTCAAAAAGGTAATAAAATTATTGAGAGATCAGCTTTAGATTATAAAACAAATAAATCAGTTTGGGATTTTAGAGGTTTTAAAGTAGTACAAGATGATGTAAAAGAAGAAAAGGTTGTACAACTAAAACCTAAAAAACGTAAAACAAGGAAAAAGAAAGATGAATCAAATAATTCTAATGAAAGCTAGAAAATGGTCAAAATGGGTTTGGGTTAAAGCTAAAAATAATCCAATGTATTCTATACCTATTGCTCTTGTTATAATTTATTTAATTTGGAAGTAAGTTATGGCTAATTATACTGGTGCTGATGTTATTGTTGCTGGAGATGTCACAAAGTATCAACCTGATGCTTTTGGTTTTGGTATTGCTTCAACTGATACAGAAGCAGTTAATTTCTTTACACAAACAACTAACGATATTTTAAGACAGTTAAGAGTAGAATGGTGGCCAGTATATAAAACAAATATATTTACAGATATTACAGTTCTTAACACTGCTGAAATGGTAGATACAAAAGTTAATTTAGATCAGTTTGAACGTGCTGGAGTTTATTTATTTCTTGGCAGATTCTTATTACCAGCATTAACTAAATTTAGACCAGAAACAGAAAAAGATAGATTTGAAAGAATGGCAGAATATTATATGGCACAATACAATATCGAATGGAGAATGATATTAGAAGATGGTGTTGAATATGATGTTGATTCTTCAGGAACTATTGTATCAAATGAGAGAGAGCCTTTACATGGATTTAGAAGATTGACTAGATAATGGCAGTTAGTCTAAATATAAAAACAAACTCTAAACAAGTTCAATCAAAATTTAGAAAATTCCAAGCAGTATTACCAAGAGTTATTAATAAAGGACTTAAACAAGCTGGATTTCAATTATTAGATATTATTAGAACTAAAACACAAAAAGGTATTGATTTTAGAGATAGACCATTTGCACCATATTCAGAGGGTTATTTAAAAAAACTACAAAGAGAGGGAAAACCTACAAAAGTTGATTTATTTTATTCTGGTCGAATGTTAGGAAGTCTTACACCTAATTCTACAATTAAAAAAACAGGAAGAAACAAAGTAAGTTTAGCATTTAGCAATTCTCAAATGATGCAAAGAGCATTATTTAATCAAGTATTGAAAGACCCTAAAAGAGAATTTTTTGGCTTTAACAATAGAACAGAAAATATTATAAGAAAACAATTCAATAGATTTGTAGAAAAAGAATTAAGAAAGTTTAAAATATGAGTGTAAGAGAAAATATAGCATCAAATTTATTAACAGTTATATCTGCTATATCTAGTCCTGATATTAAAAAAGCTACTAGACAACCTTTTTTGCTAGACGAATTATCAGAGCAACAATATCCAGCAGTAATAGTACAAACATCTGAAGAAAACAGAGATGATTCAGAATTAGGAAGTGGTGCTAAAACTAGACATGGTACAATAGACTTTGTTGTGCTTGGTTTTGTTAAAGGTGCAGAAGCTAATATTGACACTAAAAGAAATGAACTAATTACTGCTATTGAAACTGAATTAGAATCTGATATTACTCGATCTGGTAATGCACTTGATACAGAAGTCATACAAGTAGAAACTGACGAGGGTACATTGTTCCCTATTGGTGGAATAAGAATGGTTGTTAGATGTATGTATGAGTATCAATCAGGAACACCATAAAAAAGGAGAAACTATGGCAACTAAAGATAAAATTATAGATAAACTAGAAAAGA